GGTGATCTCTCTATCAAAGTGCGAAGAGTTACTTAGTAACTCTTCGCGCTTATGTGTTAGGCCTCGTCCTGTATTTCTACAGTTGAGCCTTCCATTTGTTCATTGACGGTGGCGGGTTGATCGCTTCCATCATTAACAGCTGATACGTATTGCTGCGCAGCTGCGGTAGCGCCGGGCTCCTGGGATACTGAAGCTGTTCCCAAATCCTGTTCCAGCTTGGGGCTGGCGGCTACTGCCTTTCGCATCTTTCTGCGACGGGCGAGACGTTTCTTTCGGCGACTGCGGGAAACTGCCCTGATCGCGCGGGAAGCCAAAACGCCCAAACCGCCTCCCACTAAACCTCCAGCAACATCCATGGCCGTATCCGAGTCGCCCTCCTCGATGGCGTCTCCGACCTCCTGTGCCGCGATGGTATTCAATTCATCGCCCTCTTCCGCTGTTGGGTCACCTATCTCAAGGTTTCCCATTGTCGTGTCATATACCATCTCGGATACTGCAAGGGAGCCAGCGAGCGTCTTTCCCAGATAATAATAAAAGGGAACGACCATATTGGCTGTAACGCTGGGTGACGCGATAGCTGCTGCGGCGGAAAGCCTGGTAGCCGCTGTAGCTGCCTTCCTCTTCTCAGCATTGGACATGGCTGTCTTGACGAGCGCTTTAATTTCCTCGTCTTTGGGCATGGCCGCTGCAACTGCTGCTTGAGGCACCCCCAAGTATTTAGCGACTTGTACGCAGCGAGAAGAGTCCATAGCGGTGGTAGCTCTGTCGGCTCTGATTGCACCTACCATCCCCACCATTACTTCGGGAAGGTTTTGCGTGCGCACTGCATCGAGCAGAGTAAAGCATCGTTCCAGCGAGTGGCCTGCCGCTTCATTCGCATCGTAGGATGCGCCTCTCACGCCCGAAGGATCCTCGCAGATGGCGGAGATGAGGGAATCCCTTTGGGCGGCGGAAAATACAGATAGGAGTAATGCCGCTCTTTTGGTTCCCATAAGCGCGGGCATTGTTTCATTAAGCATAATGAGTCCTTTCCTAGGATTTGATGTAATCGTAGAATGAGACGCGGGAGTGCAAGAGCTATCGCTGTTGCACGCCCGCGTTTATTAAGATGTCACTAGTTATTACCTTGCCCAGCTTAAAATGTGCTGAGGAAAGTAGACTGAAGAACATTCTGGTGCGGCGGCATTGGTAATACACCGTGCTCTGCCCAATGTCGCATCATTATGACACTGGGATGAGTTGTGCCCCCCAGAACGACGTTCATGACACAGCCATCCGGTAACCCCGATATCGCGATACTCAGACTTGACGGTCCGGTGGTCTGCAAGCATCCTAAGACGGGCTGCGGGGCTGAGTTAAGCGTAACGAAGGGTACGAAACCAAAAGCTAAGCGTTTGGTCGTTACCGCGGGCTGTACCACAAGCTGCCCCTGTGCCAGCATGTTCTGAATGCCGATGTACTGCGTCGGGACGCTGAGCGTTGTCGCCACCATCAGGCTGGAAGGCAGAGCGTTTAGCACAGAAGCTGCCAGTTCCACGAGAATGAAAGGGAACAGGTAAACCGCGAGAGTTTGACCCCCAACAAGCGGCAAATCTCCGGTTCCTACTGAGATAGTAGCCGTTCCTACTGCGGCAGTTGCGGATTTGTAGATGGGAGGCGTCGGTGTGTCCCCGGCGGCTCTGTTCAGAAGGTTGAGTATTTGGGTCCTGGTCATACGGTTGACGGCTTCAGACACAGGGGATGTGACGAAACGCATGTTGTCCCCGATGAAGAAAGGCCACGTGTTCGCCGGATCCGATGCCGCGTTAGCAGCTTGCACTTGGCTCTGCAACCTTGCGGCTCGGGCCTGTCTGATCCGACGGTTTCGCTTCGAAATAGCGCGGGCTGCCAATACCCCCCCGCCCACTCCGAGAGCTGCTCCGCCTATCACTGCGTAAGGGTGCTTCTTAATGAAGCGTCCGATCTTCCGCAGCCGTGGACCTCCGATCTCATCTCCGGCTTCGTAAGCGTCGCCTTCAACGTCACCGATGGCAATTTCGTCACCCAGCTCATCGCCGAATTCATCGCCCAACTCGATTTCTCCGAGTTCGATCTCGCCAATTTCTTCTTGCGTCATAGCATTCTTCCTTTTCAAGAGATGATTGTTAGTTGGCTTCCCTGAATTGGCTAGGAACATCTTCCATGGTGTGAATCGCAACGCCGGTTCTTCCGGATTTGGAATCTCTACTCCAGGCTGACTCTGCCTTCTCATATAGGAAGGTAATCTCGATTCAGTGTGCATGTGCACATGATTGTTCTCGAGGTAGACAGACACTCCAGGCTCAGCATACTCCTGGGCAGCAGCAGCGTCCAAAAGAGCCGTTTTGTGTAGGTAGCCGGGTACACCAGTGTCAAACAAGCTGCCTGATGGATACCGGGGCGCCATGTCTACCGCGCCATACTGATGAGTTCCTGTTGGTCGGAAACGAGAGGTGACAACCCAGCCCCTGCGAGCAAGGAAGCCCTCCGTTGCCGCCTGATTATTTCCCCGCACTTCCCACCACCGATCTCAGCGCTGCTTCCGATGTCCTTATAATAGCGTATTGCGCTGAACTAACAGACATGGAGAAGGGTGAGCGAGCCATATCTGCAGGGTTAGATTTGATATGGTTATCCACTTGGGAGATCACTGAGTCTAGGGTATTAGAAGAGGAAGGGAGTTTGGATGCTACCTGCTCCACGTTCACTCCGAGTAAGCGTAATGATGTAATTATTCTGGGTCCTAGTGACAGGAGCTGTATTATGGCGTCTGATTTTCCTGTACCCTTCATCCATACTCTGAAAGCCATGGGAAGATTCCACTGACGCGGGACAGGTTTGGTTAAAACGAGTAGCATTTTCCCCACCTGAGACTCTTTTCCACCCATTACTTGATTAAACATGTACCTGAAACCCTGCATGTGATAGGTGGCCAGCTTGGCGTATATTTTAGCGTCGCCAATTGGCACTTGGTCATACGTTGTACCGTTCTTGGCATTGTAAGCTTTTAGCCAAGGAATCCAAGTAAGTTTGTTTATCTGAAGAATACCAACATCTCCTTCTGGGCTGGTGGCTGGGCGTGATTGCCCATTTCCCTCATAGGCACAAAGGGTGAGAAGGAAGACCTTTTGGGCCGCGGGATGCAAACCTGAAGCGTCCTTCGGTATGTTGGCAATCAAATCCTGAACGTAGGAATTTCGTGCTATTTCTCTTACCCGAGCGATCTTGATATAACCGCTTTCCTTCAGCACCTGTCTTAACCACGAGTTAGTTCCCACAGTTCCGAGCGGAGAAGCCTCACCAGTTTCGCAGGTCCAGGCATCACCCTTTTCATTAGTCAACGGTTGTGCAACCCTGGGATCAGGAATGTTCACTTTCTTCCCCTTGACTGACCGCGCCCATATCGTCATAATTGCGCTACACACGACAGTAACGATGACCGCTACCCAGAAACGACGAACGACAAAGTTGACAGCGCTTTTAGCCATCTCCGCCGTTGCTCTTCCACTCTTGGCGATCGCTGCTCTTACTGGAGCTGGAATCGATCCCTTTGCCATTTGCACCGTTCTGTCTGCCTTCTTGGTCACCCGAAAAAGCCAGTTAAGAACATACGTCTGGACGAAGAGCTTCTCTACCGTGTTCACACCTCGAGTCAGGCCATCCCAGAAATCTCTCTCCTTGGCGAAAGTTCGCTCAGGAAGCTGCACTGACGTTTTCGCTGTATCGTCAAACTGCACATAGCCGGCATCAAACGCCGAAGTTCTGGCAAGCTCAATGTCGTTAGAGCGAGCTACTGCGATCTCCGGAGTGGTGTCTGCGCCGTCTCGTGGTGTATAATCGTCGATTATGGCTGATTCGACGTCTCCGGTTTCTGCCTCTCTTCTGACCTCAGCAGGGTTGATAGTTAAAGGAGGAAACGTCGCAAAGCCAGCATTCAAGACGCTGGAACCGATAAGTCTTTGATTCATAATGATTCCTTCTAGCGGTAAGTAACTAAGTTACCTAGCGCAGTTCGATATTGTTGAACATCTTTGTTTCGGTTGAAAAGTAGCGATAAATGCTCGTTGCGTCCCTGCAGTAAATTGGGTAATTGAATCCCTCCGATTCCCAGCAGCAAGAGCAGATCATTGGCTCCTGGTCGCGCATCGATTGACAATTCGCGAGCGAGCCAAGACTTTCCGGATGCGCTATTTATGAAGTCCTGCACCTCCTTTCTTTGTAGTAATAGAGCTGGGTCACATTTAGTCTCATGTAGCGCGTTTTTACCCTCCCCCGTTACTAAGTCCATGAGTAACTGGTTAGTTATAGCCTTCAGTTCTGGATGCACTTCACCCTGTAAGCGTGCTGCGACTCCGAGTAAGAAGTGCCCCACATGTTGATAGCTATCTTCGTTCCCCAAAGTTTGCTGAAGTACTCTACATGCTACGGCATAATCCTTCCCACCGATAACGTGGCGCATCAGCATTCTGTGTCCCCGAGTCATCTTGGCTTTAAGTCCCTCTTCTTCACAACATTGCGGGTAGTCGCTAACGTCAACTTTTGCTGGCAGAGCCATCAGCACATCATCACCCAGGTTAAGGAATGCCGGCCATCTACCTTTCGCGATGTCGCTAGGCGTGGTTAGGCCCTTTCTGATCATATATTTCAAGACCACTGCCTGCGCATGTAATGAATCGAGATTAGTAGTCTCCTTCATGCCGGACAGTAAACCTGTCGGTCCCTCATACACAGCGGCGTGCCCCAGCTGAGGTCCCTCGGGACTGGGAGTTACAATACTCCATGACGCGTCTGCTTGTTCCATTAGATCTAAGCACTGTCTTGCAAAACCATTCTCCCTCAACGCACCATATATTGCCCTTCTATGCTGGGGTGTAAAAGTCATGTCATACGAAGAGAAATCAGACTCGTAAATTCTGAAACCGCTCTCCTCCATGCTTTTGAAATCTTTAAGCTGTTTAGCTCTGCACTCTGCAGTGTGCCAGAAGGTGTAGACCTGGCTTCTGCAAAATTTCACTTGCTGGGACAAAGGCGATATGGCGAAATTAAATAAACGGCTAACCATATAGACCAATCGCGTACGGGTAAAATATCCTGTCGCGGTTTTCGCCTGCTTATCACCGTACATGAAATCGTAAGGCTGAGGCTTGCGCGTTGGTCCCGCTCTTCTAGCCACTGCTACGGTGAAAAGAGACCCCGGCACTCCTATCTGAACAGCCATTTCTTTTGACGCCTTAATCCAATCATCGGCCTCGGGCCACCCATTACCTATTGCCAGCTTTATGGCTCCTAACACCGAGAGGAAAACCTTAAGTTGGTTTGAGAATATAGGCCACCCACTATTAGTGTCTGGAGGATCAGAGTCGCCCTCCGCCCAAGCCCTGAGAGTTTTGTTCGGAAGTAGAGTTCCGTAATAAGCGCATAAAGCGCGGAGAGCAGCAAGATATTCATTAGTGGGCGGGGTAACAGCTGGGGCTGCAGGTAGGACAAACCAAGAGGAGGCGTGACGCCGCTGTAAGGATAGTTTTTCGAGGATATCAAGTTCTCCCTCCCTTAGCCACTCTGGTGCGGCCTCTAACTTTGATTTCATTGCAGAGTAGGATTGATTGATCGCCTTGACGGCGGCTTCAGGTGACTGATGCACGCATTGAGCCCCTCGAATGAGCTCTTGATTGAAGACAGCGGCTTCCCCCCCTTGCGAAGGAAGGTATGTGCCTTCTCGGGCTGCGAATGCCCAACAATTGGGTACATCCATCGATGTGAGGGTAACATGAGCGAGGTCGGTTGTCGGACCAGGGCTAAATCCTGTTCCCCACGTTGGAATTAATTTCATAAAGTCTCCTGTAATAAGTAAAATGCTGATGAAGGGGGCAGCCCATTCCATGAGCTGCCCACCTCTTTACAATTTCTCAACTGGAGTACTTGGTGCTGATCCTTCTGCCACTATTTCGGCAGCGGCCTTGGGATCAGGCATAATCTGAGTTACCTCCACTGGTTTGACTTTCCAGGGGGACGGAGATGATACGAGAGCTTTCTCGTCCAGGTAGCCGACCAGGTTAGGTCTGTATGCTATTACGACTCCTGGTTGTTGCACGGTGATTAAGGGATTGTTTTCGGCTAAAGTCCGTGCACATACCCAATTTTGCCCGTGTCTCTTCGCTCTGACGGATGAGAAGAAAGCAGGCTCATATTTTGTTGGCTCAGCCTCCCCTTTTACGAGTTTCGAAACGGGCACCAGCTTATGCGCAGCGGCTAGTACATAAGTATAATCATAGTAGCCGACTTTTGAAGCGGGTATCACGACAAGCGGCAGAAGCGCTACTTCCACGGTCGCGTCGGGATGGATAATCAAAGTTGAGGTGATCTTCTCATAGTACTGGAGATTTGCCTCAATGATTTCCGCTGTATCCACGCCATAGGTGTACTGTTTAATAAAAGCTGGTTTCAGCCCGTGCGTTTCAGTAACTTTGGGCACTAAGGCAATCCATCCGTCCGTCATTGGCGAGCCAAAGGACTGAACGCGCTCAGCTATCTTCCCTTTGACTAGTACAATGAAGGCAGCGGCTAGTTGAGATAGCACATAAGGAAACTCCTGAGCTGACAGCGAACACAAAATGCCTTCCAGGTTCCTTAAGTAATCGCCGCAAGAGGTAGGTAAATCCTGCAGCGATAATCGAATGGGTACGTTCTTTTCCCCTTCTAAGTAGTTAATGGGCACGGGCATATCACTCATGTCATCAGGCAGACCCACTGAAGGATCTGCATTGGCGCTAAGCAGTCTTGAGGCGAATGGTGACTTGCGCGCCTGTGCATAGCTCGTGTAGTTAAACAACCTCCCCATGTGCGGTAGCAAAGTATCGTTGAGACGACCTTTGCTGTCTACTTCAACCGCGGATACGCCCACGGCATATGGGCATGCGTCGCCCACGCAAAGGAAGCGGGGTTGATCCAGGCTGGGAAATTCGAAGGAGGGTTTTGGTCCCCCGTCAAATAGAGTGGATCCAGCTTCCAAGGCCGGAAGATCAGCGGCGAGTGCGTTGATATCAATCAACGCTGATCTAAGAGTAGAAAGGGCGGAGGATCGGATGATTCCTAACTCACCCTCTGCCATGTATTTCCTCAACCATTTAGGCCCTACCTTAACTTCAGAGTACGACGGATTGAGGGCCATAGGTTTGAAGAAGTCCGCTTCATTACCGAATTCAGAGAAGAGATCCTTCGTTCTCTCATCAAGTAAAAGCAGATTCTCGACATGGTACGCCGCTTTGTAAGCAGCGATAGCACTGTCAACGAGAGGAAGGAACAAGGATGCAGCGCGAATACGCTCACCGCCCATCGCAGTGTGCAAAGAATTAGATAAATCAGCTATGGTAGTAGCCGGGGCAGAGCTATCGCCCAAGATCATGAGGAGGGTTTTCACCGACTCTTCGCGCAAGCGCGTTTTCAACAGCGTGGGAATAGTATGCAATGACGCATAAAAACAGGCGTAATCCCTTAGTCTGATCGAGACAAAACGCGTGAACATATTGGACGAATAATCAGCCTTGTAGACAAGCGCGTCTTCCTGAGCTGAAAAGTACAGATAGTACAGCGCTATCAGCCCTTTGGCCAAATCATCGACCCAGCTTTGCCCGTCCCGCCTCTCCAGCAGTCTGGATGCGACATCAGCGATAAGGCTAGAGTTGGTAGTCACCTTCTCTGATTGCGAAGGCCTTCTGCCTATTAACTGAACAACATGATCGAGCCATGCCATGTAAGTGATGGAGGCGTCAGAGTGCAAACGGGTGGAGAGGCTGCTTTTCCTTGAGAGAGTGACTGCGTCGGACAGGATTTCGCCAATGGTACGAGCGGGTACCGTCTCTTTGCTTCCGGTAGCTTTAGCTAGCCTTTCGGTTTCCTGGTCACGATCCTGATAGACGGACAGCGGGTTTCCCCCCCTTGCAATGAACCTCGTTAAGTCTTTATCGGGAAACAGCTTCATAAACTGAGCTGCTCCCATCAGTTGATCAGATCGCACTCTGAGACCATCAAGGAACGCTAGGCTCTTGTCACTCCCATCTGGCTTTAAGTTGCCTAGGCAGACTTCAGCCAGCATAGTTTCGGGTTCACCATACGGGAAGTGAATTATGCCTGCCGGCATTAACGCTGTCAAGTGGATCCTGGTAGCGGTGCGCATCAAGTGCGCGACATCATTTTCAGAGATGTTTCTGAAATGCCCGATGGCTGATTCAGGCATCATTAGGGGACGCAAAAGTTGTGGGTTGCTAAACATAGCTTAAATCCTTTCATGTCAGGTTCTTCCTGGCAAGTAGTTTAATGTTTACCGCAACTACCGAGTGAATATGGAGCTAGGGTCATATGTCCACTAGCCCCATTTACGTTACCGAATCATCCTGCTGGCCACGTGTATATGCCCGTAAGCGCAGGGGTCGCTATAACCGGCGAAGCTGCTGCCAGATCATCAATGGTTACAACTCTTCTGCTGGCCATGGATGGTGGAGGCTCTATAGCAGTAGCAGCCTTTATATTCAGGTTGCTGTTGGCTATTACGGCCCATGATATAGTATCGCCATCTGATAACATGCTTTCGAGCGCCGCCATCGCTCCCCCACGAGCATTTGTCGTCTGGTCAAAAGTAAGTTCATCGAAATAGGGGTGCTGGTAGACTCCGGAAAAGGGTCCCTTCACCCACGGTTGGCCCAGCGGTCCCCAGTTACCCATGCGCGCAGGGACGATCGCAAGAGTATCCGGCGCATAAATCGCTACTTCCGGATAGGTAGCACCAATAAGATCAGGAACGCACATGGCAAAACCGGCCGAGTAAGGGCCCTGGGGCATGACTGCCATAACGTCGGGGTTATCATTGTGTACCACGTTGTTAAGGCAGAAGAGGAAATCAAGACCTAAATCGCCATTAGCGAACAGCGTGGTCCCATCGGTATAGGGAAATCCCAACCGCTGGGCTGAGAAAGATGATGCATTCTCACCTGACCCCAGGATTAACAGGGGCAGTAAGTGCACCTTGTTACGCACGAGTATGAGACCAGGGGTCTGAGGCGGAAATTTGATTACTAAAACAGCCGTATTAAGGCTGACTTCCGGAGGAGCGAAGATATCTGGGTATGCTTTCCTGGTCCCCACCTGTTGGTTGTAGACCAAAGCGCCAACTTCGCTAGACTGGTTGATTTGGCTTAAATAGCCGCACAACCGGAAACCTTTCGTGTTAATGCTTTCCATATTTATCCTTTCAAAATGAGGTTAGCCTGCAAGGTATACTGGAAGTAACGGGCGCAGCACTGGACATCAGGGCCAGAAGAACGCTTGCATCCCGACGACGTCACACACTACCTCTAAGCCCACTGGGTCACGCGGCGTTGGCATGAAAGCGTGAATCTCTAAGTGATAGTCACCTTCTGGTAGGAGAACCAATTTCTCAAGATTAAAGCTCCTGTAAATGGGAGAGGAGTTTACTACTACTACCTCACGCCGTATCTCCTCCACGAGACTTCCGAGATCCGAGACGAGTACGCCACCGGACTCGATCCCGCTATAGATGCCCATTGATAAGTGCATCTCCCCCGCGAATGGGATTTGCAAACCGCCGCTCATGGCTTGGAGCATAAACGAGGCATAACCTTTAACATACCAATCTCCTGCGGCGAAGGATTGATTCGGCCCTGTCCACCCAACTACTGAAGAAATAACACCCACGGTGTTAGTCATCATTGAGCCCAGAGAGATGTTAGGGTTATCACCTGGTAGCCCTGCGGGTCCTTGAGGACCTGCAGGTCCTGGAGTGCCATCACTAGCACGTCTTGGTACCGCTCGTTGCATACAAACTCCTTTCTGAAAGTTACCTTACCTTCCTTTTATTATGAGGATAACTGCGAATTCGCTGGTTTGCTACGCGCCTATGATGTTTCCAACCCCCAATCCACCCCACAACGACCGCAGATATTGCAGACGCTAACGCTACGATTATCTGACTGGTCACTTGTGAAACTGCATTTGTAATGCTGCTATCCATAACCATGATTATCCCTTTCTCTAAGGATAGTGCCGCTGCCCATTACGCAGACATTTGGATGCAGGAGCACGCTAAAGAAATGCCCACACACCCTGCCCACGCCCCATCACCGTCTGTGATGTTGTGCCGCGCCCACCACTCCAATTTTACAGTACCATCCCAACCCGGGGGGGGTTCTGATAGCACACTAGGTCCCACCAAGGCCGTAATTGAATCCATTATTGAAATGTTGCCGTAATCGGTGAGATAGAAATGCCGAGCTTTGATAACTGGATCGATAAATGGGACTAACGTCCCACCCCACAAAAAGCGAAATTCGCAGAATAGATGGCCTATCATGGGAAAAGCTGAACACAGAATACTGCAGGTTGCGTCAACGTTGAGCATAAAAGAGCTGTTCAGCCCAGCACTTAACGATAGAAGTAATTTGTACCAGTCGTCCGTGTTTATGAGTATCGGCTCAAGGGATTGCTCCTGATTTGGGATTGGCCCTATAGGCGCTACAGAAGCTCCCACTGCTATCAAAGAGCTTCCAGATCCTCCTCCCGCTCGCGGTGGTATTAGCATGTTTCCTCCTTGTTACGGGAATAGGTTATGAAGGCTACCAACGATAAGGTTATTGATGCCGTCTATGAACTGTCTCACCATGTTAGCTTCACCCTCAGTGTTCTCGAGACCTAATTCCCAAGCGAGTATGTGTCCTAATTCGTGTTTCAGCACATCACTGCGAGCGTGGGCGGATATGTAAACGCGCTGCCGTACATAATCCACTGTCCCTATAGCTTCAGGCTCTGGTCCGGAGCACCGCCCCAAGCCATATGTATGCGCTGAGCCGTCGTCGGTAATCGAAGTTTTAACTACCGACTCATGCGCATCACAAACCGTGGTAAGAATCCACCTTCTACCTAATAGCATGATAGTGATAGAGTCACAGCTACAAATGGGTTTCATAGTTCCTCCTAAATTAGAATGGGACCCAAAATAAGTTAGAACAAAGCACATTTACTCTCGAGGCTACTCCAGGAAGCAATTCTGCGACAACTGCCTCTAGGCTAAAGGTCAATGTGGACCCTGGGTTAAACATCCCAACTTCAGCTTGAGCTACGAGCCAGGCCTGACATAACAGAGGATCGTTAATATTACTTGAAAAAGCGTGAGCGGGGTGAGGAACAGTGCATATGTTCTCAACCCAATTAGCTACCATGCCGTCACGGATTGACGAAATCCGCATGGAGACAGCAATTACCCCTGCCACTACCTCGAAAGGTACTGTTATGTTCAAAAGCAAAAGATGGACGGCGTAACAGTCACCCGGTTCATCAACTACTAAGGGAGTACCGGGGTCCAACACCACTACCCGATCAGCCGGGGTGAGGCCACTTGGAATATCGATAGTCCCATATCCATATACCGAGCCAAGATACTTGGCACCCGATGGTGGAATAGGACTACTTTGAAAAACTTTTGGTGTGGCGAGCATATAACCCCTTTCTACATAGGTGGGTATGTAAGAAAGGGAGCAGCCCCACTAAAACTGCTCCCTTTGCTAGTCTTGCCACAGCTATTTTAGCAGCGGCGAGCTCGCAGCATTTGATACTAATTACGGCTGTGATAACAGGGCGATCCCAAAGTAGGCAGCAACAAAAATCAGGGCTACCAGTGCCATGATACCCATGCAAACCCACTTCTCCCACGCCTCCATACATTACCTCCTCTTCCGAACTTTGAACCGCC